GGCAGGTTTTGCACCAAGAATAATGAAATCATCTAACCAACCTTCAATTTCTCCCGCAACTTCACGAGTACGCTCACGCATAATTTCTTGAACGTTCGGACGATTTGTTGGAACAGTTTCTACAACTTGCGGTGCAGTGGGACTAATTACTTTTGGCTTTGAAATTGATTCAATCAAACGATTTAATTCATTGGTCAAACGAGTAGTTTCTTCAGTTGAAAGATTTAATCCACGCATATACATACGAGCCAACCAACCTAATGTTGGCATGATTTCACGTTCTTCCACTTTACTTAATAACTTGGAAAGTTCTTTTCTATTAGTTTTTTCGGCATAATCAATTAAAAAATCTTTAGAATTTTTTACACTACAGAAACGACTATACCAATTAAATGACATTCCTAATGCCAAAGACCGATTATCAGAATCGGGTTGTGTCACAAACATAGGTTCTGTGCCATAATACTGAGTATCAGCGTCTTTTGGCTTAAAATCCGAAACAATTGTTCGTTCAGTAGATGCTAAGACTTTTTTAGTAGATGCTAAGACTTTTTTAGTAGATTTTGTGGCCATTTTATTCTCAAATTTAAGTAACAAAGTACATTATACTATAAACGGTATTTATTGTCAAACGTTTTTGGATAAATACTTAACTATGCCAAGACTCAGCCTATATCGTCCAACCCAATCAAATGATTATTCATTTTTTGATAAAACAATCAAAGAGATGTATACTGTCGGTGCAACTGATCTTTACATACATAAATATTTAGGCACCAATAATCCGGTTAATAATGACGCTACATTGCCTACCTATGATAGTATTAATCCTACAAATATTCAAGATTTACTATTCTTAGAAAATCGTGATCGTAAGTATGATAATAATATTTATAGATTACGTGGACATTATAATGTCCAGAATTTAGACTTTGATCTAAGTCAATTTGGTTTATTTTTAACCAGTGATGTTATTTTCATTACCGTTCATTATAATCAAATGATTGATATCATTGGACGTAAATTAATGGTTGGTGATGTATTTGAATTACCACATTTAATAGATTATCATCCGCTTAATGATACCATTCCAATTGGTTTACGTAGATATTATCAAGTAACTGATGCTAATTATGCCAGTGAAGGTTTTAGTGCCACTTGGTTCCCACATTTATGGCGCATTAAATGTGAACCATTAATAAATAGCCAAGAATTTAATGATATTCTCAAAGATCCAATTAACAAAGATAATTATATCGGCGATTGGGATCCAAATACTACCTATGAAGTTGGGTATACAATAACATATGGTGATAAAATTTATACTCCAATAAAAACAGTACCACCGGGAGTCAGTCCTCCAAACTCAGAATATTGGGCTGTTAGTGATGAACAAAATTTAATAGATATAATATCTACCTACAATAAGAATTTATCTATCAATAATGCCGTTATAGAAGAAGCTAAACGTATATTACCAAAAAGTGGATATGACTTGGGCAATTTATATATTGTTCCGACATTTATTGACAATCAACCAGCTCCGCCAATTAATGTTGTGGTACCATTTAACACAAATTCAAATATCGTTGCTGCTTCATTGAAGATTGTTAGAAATCCAATGTATCTTAATGCAAGTCCAGTTCTTAGATTAAATCCGGCTGCAAAAAAGGCATTTCAAGCGTTTAATGTGTTATCTCTTCAAATTGGTACAATAACACCAAAACTTACCGAAGAGGGTAGTGGTCTGGTTCATTCAGATATGGCATTAATTACTGCCACTATATCTGAGAATATTACCGGACCATATGGCACAGCAGATAATACATATGCCGAAGCAGATCAATATGTTAATTCAACATTAAAGAATTTAATAACAGTACCATCCAATAGTTATAGAGTTCCAATTCAAGGTATATTGGACAATGATGTAAGCATAGGATTAGTCATAAGAGCTACAATATTTAGTGAAAATGGAACATCAATCAGTGTATGGCCTAGTAATACTATAATTGTGGCAGTTGATTTGGATACAAATACATTAGTTACCAATAATCCCACTAGTTCTATTATCCCTGTTGGAACTCCGATTGAGGTCAGTTACAATTTTACTGGAACTGTAACTCCAGTAATGGATTATAGAGCAGATGCTGATCCACAATTTAGTTATATTGCCAGAAGAAGTCCTCGTGACTTTGGATGGGTTAGTGGATACTTAACTGGTGATGATCAGGCTCCGAACGGAGAATCATATCAATCGGGAACTGTATTTCCAGCCAGTCCTTCAATTGGACAATATTTCTTACGTATAGATTATCTTCCACAACAATTATATAGATATGATGGCGCTATGTGGGTTCACATTAGTTCAAACGTAAGAACTGATACCGCATTTAGTGACACAGATCAAAGTCAATTGTCAGGATTTATAAATAATGATGCTGTCACTATGACCAGTACAGGTCAAACTGTACCACAAAAACAAAGCCTATCAGATGTCTTACGTATACAACCCGACTGATTTAAAGTTTAGTTGATTTCGTCTGATAAATATTAACATCTCTAGGAAATTTTAATGCCATCTTACTTTTATGATGAACAAATAAAGCGTTTTTTATTACAATTCGCTCGCATATTCAGCGAATGGAGTGTGACTTTTGGCACTGATCCAGCAGGCAATACAATTTATCATAGAGTACCTATTATCTATGGAGATGGTAGTCGTCAAGCTGCCACTATTATTGCTAATAACTCAGCGAGTAATATGCCTAGTGCTCCTCAAATTGTTTATTATATTTCTAGTTTAGAATATGATCAAACTAGAACACAAGATCCAACATTTGTAGATGTAATGAGTGTAAGACAACGTTCTTATAATCAAGAAACTGGAGAATATGAAACTGTACAGGGAAATGCATTTACAGTAGAACGGTTAATGCCAGTTCCCTATACTTTAAGAGTTACTGTAGATTTTTGGACTACTAATTATCAACAAAAACTTGAACTAATTGAACAAATGGCTGTATTGTTTAATCCAAGTTTAGAAATACAAAGTACAGATAACTTTTTAGATTGGACAAGTTTAAGTGTAGTATATCAAGATGGTCTTACATTTACCAGCAGATCAATACCAATTGGTACTGGTAACCCAATTGATGTATTGACTTGGAAATTTTACATGCCAATTTGGATCAGTGCAGCAGTTAAAGTTAAAAAACTTGGTATTATTCAGAAAATTATTGCTAGTATTCATAGTGGTAAAGCATTGAGTGACATTCAAGATGATGATTTATTATTGGGCACTAGACAAAAGATTACTCCATATGGATATCAATTATTATTGTTAGGAGATAATTTACAAATTTTACCAGCAAATAATGCAAATCAACCACCAAATAGTTCATATGAAGTGCCAACAGAACCTCCAGGAACTATATTTTGGCATAGTGTATTAAACGTATATGGTGTAATTAGACCCGGAGTTAGTATGATAGCTCTAGAAAATCCATATCTAAGTACAGAAATCATGGGAACTATTGATTATGATTCTTTTGATGATAGTATATTAACCTATAATATTGATCCAGATACATTACCACAAAATACATTGGATCCAGTTGATAGTATTATTGATCCAACTCAAAAATATCCAGGAGAAGGTTTACCACCATCTATTTCTGGTCAACGTTACTTAATTGTTGCTGATATACCACATCAAATAACATATGAGTCTTTACCAAATGCCTGGGCTGGATTAACCACTGGGGCAATCGCTGGGTCTATTATTGAATATGATGGTACTGAATGGTTTATTAGTTTTGATACTACTCAAATACAAGATATGCAATTTGTAACCAATTTAACTAGTGGAGTTCAATATAGATATCTATCTGATCAAGGTTGGATGAAGAGTTATGAAGGGTATTATAACCAAGGTGATTGGCGTATTATTATATAATGAGTAAAAGACAAGTTAACGGTGTAGGAGTAATGTTTTGTGCTCAATCTACTGGACGTCATTTATTCTTATTACGTAATGACAAAAATGTACATGTTTGGGGATTACCAGGTGGTAAAGTTGATCGTGATGAAACATTATTAGAATCTTTACAACGTGAATGTCATGAAGAAATAGATTATTGGCCAGAACAAGCTAAATTATTTCCCATAGAACAGTTTACCAGTGAAGATAAAAACTTTGTGTATCATACATTTTACTGTATTATACCAGATGAATTTATTCCAACATTAAATAATGAACATATTGGTTATGCTTGGATTGATGGTAAAACTTATCCCAAACCATTACATCGTGGATTATTTGCTACATTGAATTATGATATTATTCAACAAAAAATAGATATTATTCAACGAGCCATTAAATGACAAAAGCCGCTTAAAGCGGCTTTTTATTGTCAATACTATATTAAACTGTAGGTAACAATAGTATTGGATATTGTCCAGGTGGAGTCAATGATCCAGGTTGTGGAGCGGCATTAGCAGCAACAAAACTTGGATAGTATGCATCACCCAACTCTAAATTCACTGATGTTACTGGGCTATTAGTAATATTACCCTGATCGGCAAAAGCCACACAGTATTCATTTGTAACAACAGCAAGAATAATATTTCCACTTGCCGCGTCTGTTCCAACAATTGTCATTTGACCAGCTGATACTGGAGTAAGACTATTGGTTACATAACAAATACCTTGTTGTTCTGGATTTGCAACGTTAGCAACAAGATACTTATATGTACCTTTTTGACGAACAATATAACTTGCACCGCTGGCATATTGACTAGGAGCATATTCAATATTAGCGGTAACTTCCAATGTATTAATAGTGGCTACATCACCACCAACGATACCAATATTTCCTGTTTCTGTTTGACTTGGAATACCAATGTCAACAGTAGTTGTTTTAGCGATTTTTAGTGGGCGACCCATGTTATTTTCCTTATGAATTGTCGAGAGTTACTCGGTTATTATAAGTATTTATCATTTTGAACCAAAATTTAATAAACATTCACTTAAATTCTATAATTGTGTCATAACCAGTCTGAACCACTGTATAACCAATCTCAATAAATTTAGATTTAACTAATAGTACTTCAGATGGCACACTTAATTCATTGCTTTCAAATAAAATACGTTTAGGATAACGACTAGTTGACTGATTTTTTAAAAACTTATATAAATGTAACATAATCGAACAATCAGATCCTTCTGTATCTATCTTCAAATATTTTAATTCCGTGACATTATACTGATTAAATAATTGACCAATTGGTACTACTAGAACAGGTTGTTTAACTACTAAATCAGTAATACCCAATTTAGTATGTTGAAAGTGAAATTCACCAACACTATTACATCCACGTAACCAACCTGGCAATCGATTAGTAATAATAACTAATTCTGGTACAAAATATACATCAAGTATACCACATTCATCTGATCTAGATATGGCTATATTAAGTTTCTGTACATTAGATTTGTTTGGAAGTCGATCCAAGTAATATTTAATTGGTTCAATACTTAAACCAACCGCATTATCATCCGCAGTTTGAATAAGTGTATTAAAATTACTAGTTCCTATTTCTATAAAATCATACTTCATTGAAGTAAATTCACCCAATGTTTAATTACATTAGACCAATCATAAAGTTTGGCATGTTGTTGTGCTTGTTGACATTTTTTAATATAATCTTCTGGATTATGTTTATAATATATTAATAATTTCTCAGTTTCACTTAAAAATTGTTCTTCATCTATTGAAACCGTATGACCAGTTCTACCAGATTTGGATAACCATATTCCGACAGGTGTACTTATTACTAACTTACCAGCAGCACTAGCTTCTAATGCTGGTAAACCTGCACCCTCTTCTGTACTGGCAACAATTACAGCATCAACTGTCTTATAATAACCTTGCATAGTCACATAATTATTATGATATGATACCGCTGGTTTAAGATTCAGATTGGTTTTTTGTGCAACTTTTTCAACCAACCAATAACGTTTAATATCTTTGTGAATAGCATTATTACTAATAGTCCCAGCATATCCAATAGTTTTTAGTTCTTTGTTTGGTTCACTAACAAATGATTCATAGTTGATACCAATGGGAACTACCATTGGAACTATATCAACATTAAGTGATGCACTTTGTTCAAATAACCATTCGCTGACTACACCATACCCGTGTAAACGACTTCTATTTTCTTTAGTAAAATTAAGTAAATCATGTATGTCACGAACAGCATGAGCCACTACTATACATTTTTCTGGGACAATACCAAACTTATCTATTAATAAAGAAACTCCATATGGATTAGCAACAAAATAATCAATATTGTCACTTAATTCTTGAATTTCTTGACTATTATAATTTTTGTTCCAAGTCAATACTGTAGCATTGACTCCTTGATCAAATAAATATTTGGTTAATTCATAGTGAATTACACCGAAAGCCCATTCAGGCTCGGTGTAAAATACTATTCTTTTTTTTTACTTTCGTCTACTGTTAGATGATCTATGTGAGTAGGATATTGTTTATGTAACCAATCAAGATTTTGTCTTTCTGGATGATCTTGATACCATCCTTTTCCTTGATGTACATCCAAAACCATCTGAAAGTATTCTTCATACATAGGAGCAACTTTCTCTAATGTATAGTTTTCTGCATATTCACGACAATTACGAGGATCAATTTTGTCAATATTTTTGGCTGCCCAGACAAATTGATCAAATGTACGACAACGATAACCAGTTACACCATGAATATTGTTTTCAACAAATGAACCCCAATCACTAGTAATAGTCGGTGTACCACTGAATAGTAGTTCAACTTGAACTCCGCCAAATGGTTCTATATATTGACTAGCAATAAAAGCGCCTTTGGCATTAGACATAAGTTCTTTACGCTTTTCAACATCAGCATATCCAACAAATTCAACATGATCTGGAAATGTTCTTTCTTCTGGGTTTTGACCAGCAATAACTAATTTAGCACCAACTTCTTTGGTAACTTGAACTGCAATATCAACACCCTTACCACTATATACTCGTCCTAAAAACAAGAAATAATCTTGTTTTTTTTCTTTAAATTCAAAATCATCTGGATCAAAATAGTTAGGTATAACTACATCATACCAATCTTGCATACATGTACCAACAGCCTTAATGCCATAATATGCATGATAGATAGCGTAACTTTCAAAAATCTTCCAACGTGCCCAATGACCACCAGCATAACCAATACCAGGCTCTACACAAATTAAATCTGGATGAGCATCACAAACTGGTCTAGTACCAGAACCCCAAAATGGTAAAATAAAATCATTTTTTTGTTTACGTTTACCAACTTCTACAATGGCATTTTTAAAGAATGTTTGATAAGCATGATCATTCATATCATATGTAAAAAAGTTTTTACGCCAATCATAATTACCATAAGCAATTTCAAAATCTTCATTAGTTAATACTGGTACATGTTCAGTACATACTAAATCACTATCTTCATGTCCATAGTGAATCACTGTATGACCACGTTCAGTCATCATTTTACCAAACTTGACAACTTTTTGTGTGTAAGCACAGGCATTAAATTCTTTACTACTTACCGTATGTGGTAATCCTAGGATATGAAACCTAAATTTTTCACTCATTATTTAAACCTTTTAATCATGTTATTATTGCTACTTCATCAATGATGGTCATATTACCCGAACAAGCAATGTTCCATTTTACTATTTCACCTTCCATTGTAGACTCACCTATCACTGGGACGCGAATATCAATATTTCGCACTAGAAATTCTGATCCATTTTCAAATACTCTCCATACTAGATCACTTTCTCCGTGTTTGGTATTGTATCGAATGTAGTACTTATTCACGTAAGACCCATTTGTTTACGAATTTTTGTACCACTAATACTAGTAACATTTTCATCAAAATATTCTTCACCACTAGTATATCCAACACCACGTCCCCAACCAATATGTACAATATTTGGAACAACTTGTATTTCATATTGACCCTGATATAGTGGATCTAAATCTTTACGAATAAAACCTTTAACTTGTTCTACTGCAAATGGATTACTTCCATTCCAACCTTGTACATCACGAATTTGAATTACTACTTGTCCAGATTTTTCTAACAATCTTTCAAATAAGGCACGATGTCCTTCATGCCATGGTTGCCAACGACCTAACATTTGTACTGTAGGTTTCTTCCAATCAAATACTGGTCTACGTTGATCATTTAAAATTTTCAAAGCAATATATTCACACCATTTGTTGGCATTTTGTTCAGTAATTCTAAAATCATAAATTTCAGGTTGAACAAATACTTTATTTGTATCTTCATAACGACCCTGTTCAATTGTATCAACCCAAATAGTCCAATCAGCTTTGAAGTTATTACGCATTTCTACTAATGGTGCAACAAAATCACAAATAACATAATCAGCAGTTGACTTTTCAGCCAATTCTGCCATACGTAAACTTTGACGAATTCTGCCAGTTTCAGTGAAATCCCAATCGTTAAACTTTTTTCTAACATCATCAGCATTAAACCATTCTACACTAATACCCATACCTTCATATTTAATATCTTGAAGATAATTCTTGAGTGCTATTGCCAATGTGGTTTTACCTGCACCGGGCAATCCCATTATTAATATCTTTTTCATGTTAGACCTTTATTATTAAACGGTTGGTTGTTCTGATTTTGCAGCTTCAAGTGCTAGTAACTGTTGATTGGTTTGATCAATGATGATCTGTCTCAATGGCCATACTCCTGTTTCTGTTGGTAATTTACCAACGGCATTAACAATAGCATTAACTTGTTCAAAGTTTAATGTCAATTGAATAATTACTGGAACTTGTGCTACTTCTGGTTGTTGTGTTTGTTCAGTCATTTTATTTCCTTAAAGTTGTTTGTTTGATCTAGGTAACGATTTGGTTACAGTTGATTGTTGTCTGACAATATTATTTATATCGTTGGGAGTGATCCAATTTAATTGTTTACGTAAATCATCAAACCCATCTTTCCAAAAACTAGATGATGAATATTGATGCCATAAATCATTTGGTAAAATTGATCTACGTTGTTTAAATTCTACACGCTTTCTGACAGTATGAAGTCCTTCAATCTTAACCCCAACATCAAATTCATCATATGAATCTTCTACATTATCAAAATCATGTTCAAACAATGGTTCTTCAAGAAAATTATAAATCTTTTTCATTATAATTAATGGATTTTTAACCAAATCATCATATTCAACATAACAAATTTGATTACGTTCATTACAAAACAATGATTGCTTAACATTAGCTAATGGACCCGCTACATAACCAGCAAAATTAGATAAATTACCCATTAACATATTTGAACGTTCATATACTGATAGATTATTCTGATGATGATACAATGCTTTAACTGTATATGGATTTTTAGCGTTTAATTGTTCAAAACTATCTAAAATCCATGGTATTTCTCTAACACATATAATCATTCTAAAATCTGGATATAAATCTTTTATTAATGATGTACATCCAGACCAACTACGATTAGTATTAAAACAAACTTCATTACCTTCACTATAAAATGTATCAAATATATTTCTAATAATTTCTTTACGTTTTTCAATCGTAATGGTAGTATCTATTCCAACAGAACTATTAGTAGAATCTATAATTGATGCAGCATATCCATGTATTACATCACTGATACCAGCAGTAAATCTAGGATTCTGTTTTAAAATTGCACTTAGTAATGTGGTTCCACTACGAGGTAATCCAGATATGAAATTATACTTTTTCATTATTTACTAATTAGTTTTCCAATTTCTGGCAAATACAAATAATTTATATCACTATTAATGATAGTTAAAAAAGAATCAACTAAATTTTCTACCAATGGGTGACCAGCTAAATTAAAACTAGTATTCATTATCAATGGAATTTGTGTTCTATTGTAAAATGCTTCAATCAAACGATAATAGTGTAGATTTTGTGCCTCAGTAACAGTTTGAACACGACAAGTATTATCTACATGACACACAGCCGGTATTTGATCTACTTTATCTGACCAAACATCTACTGCATACATCATAAATGGTGATGATTTCATTCCAGCCATGTCAAACCATGTTGAAGCATGTTCTTCCATAACACTGCCAGCAAATGGTCTAAACCATTCTCTACGCTTAACTTGATTAACAAAATCTTTACCATCTGATCTACGTGGATCAAATAATATTGAACGATTACCTAATGCTCTTGGTCCAGCCTCAGAGGCTCCTTGAAATAAGGCAACAATATTACCATCGTCAATTAATTGTGCTACATCATCATATGTTACATCTGATACTTTAAGATTTGGTACTTGTTGTAACAAATTATCTAACTGATCATAGTTCGGATGTATACCAAGATATACACTAGTTAACTCTCTTGATAGAACTTCCTGTGAGTAATTATACCAAGCATATTTGGCCAAACCAATAGCAGTTCCACCATCATGTGCAATTGGATCAATATAGAAATTAATATCAGAGAAATGTTTAACATACTTGTAATTAGCTACACAGTTTAAACCAAATCCACCACTAATAACAATATTGCGCTCACCAGTAATATCAATTGCCTTTTCAATTAGAGCAATCATTTGTTCTTCAGTTTGTTTTTGAATCTTATACGCTAAATTCTTATCAATATCACGACATAATGAAAAATCATTATGCCATTCTTTTGGATCATTAAATCGTTTCAAATATGGATTATGATTCTCATCAATATGTGCACCAGCTGGATATCTAGGAATCAATAAATTCTTATTACCCTTTCCATTAATAAAGAAATCTGGAATATCTGAATCTTCTGTGCCATATGGACTTAGACCCATGGTTTTTCCTGCTTCAATAAACCCAAAACCCAGATAATCTGATACTGCCTCATAGGCTTTAGTAATGGTTACAGTATTATCAAACTCTTGTATACCATTATCATAGAACATAGCATTACCATCGCTATAACGCTTGTATACAGCGTTAAACTCATGTGGATATGAACAGTAGTAAATTGATTCAGTTTCAAAACCAGATACAACGGGACCATTTTCTCCAATTTGTTCTTGATGTACTGATCCAGCACCATCTACAATTATTGCAGCAGCCGTATCAAATCCACTATTATAGAAACTGGCACTAGCATGACCCAAATGATGTAAATGACCAAGATTTGTCACCTTGACATTTGGGCAACTTTTTCTAACTAATGCCGTATATGGATCTTCTCCAGTCCATGGTAATTGTGGTAATTGAGGATTAGTTCCCCCAATAATTAACTCATCCACCATGTAATTATTCAATACATGAACAATAGCCTTGAATGGATTACCATCATATTTACTTCTAGATAAACGTTCTTCTTCTGTATAATATACTAATTCACCATCAACTACTAATGCGGCTGATCCATTATGTCCAGGATTAATTGCCAAAATTACATATGCCATTATCGTGCCTTCTTCTCAATGTCGGAAACAATAGCATTAAATATATCATCTAATTCTTTTGTTGTAAAATTAATTGTACCTTCATTCAATCTATTACTTAAAGTAGCATCTAATCCAGCAATACGAATTGGAGTATATTTTCTTACCTGTTGAGTTTCAATGATTTGAAAATAATCTGGATAACTAGTATTGATTGGAAATGTACTACCAAATATTACAGTACCTGGAGTTCCAACTGCTCGTGCCATATGTTGACCTACACTGTCACATCCAATAAAATAATCAGATTCTTGAATCAATGCACCCCATTGTCTGAGATCACATGTATATTTTTGTGATACTGTATCTTGTTTCAATTGAAACTCAGGTTCACCAAAAAATATAGTGTTATATCTCATTGCAATTTTTTTAACAAGATAGATATAATCTTTCTGACTTAAACTACGTGATTCTTCATCAAATACACCTTGACGATTATCTACTTTAGCACCACGACCAAATGGTTGAAAGATTACAGTTTTTTGTTTCTTCTGGGCAGATTTCAAATCTTCAATGGTGTTCTTTGCCACCATGATTTCTTGTTGATTAAATTTCAAAACAGGTAAACCTAGATCACTATGATCTCGTGTATTATTAATTTCTCTGTCAAATGCCTCTACTAAACTGATCTCTTGTCTAAAATATGCCGGATTACGATATGGTTCTGGTGTAATAATTTGATCCGCATTTTTAATCACATTATCAAATACACCTTTGGTATCAATACCATAAGTTCTATCTTGTAGTTCTGAGATACCCCAATACAAGAAGTCCCATGTTGCTACCATACATGCCCAATCTACATCTGGATTTAATCTACCAAATTTAATTAATGCCGGAATGGCCGCAACTGCTCTTCCTGCTCCTCCATCAATCCAAAATATCTTTTTCATTGTATAACTCTCTTATAAGAAAACTTACTATTATTTACTTCGTTATACTACGTCCTAATATTTTATTTGTACCAAAACCAAACATTGGTTTCTGTAAATTGTATTTCAGTTGTAATATTATTTTTTTGTCTAAACTCATTAACTGCCTGATTTACCTCTGGTAAATTCCAATCATGACCAGCAAATATCCCACCAGTTTTGACTTTATTCCAATAATTATCTAAATCTCTAATTACTGACTGATAACTATGATCTCCATCAATAAAGATATAATCTAAAGATTGATCTGGTATATGTGATGCGGCTGATATGGAATCCATTTCTAATATAGATATTTTATCCATATAAGGATTCAGTAATGTCATAGCATATTCACGCCAATTATCTACCATCTGTTGAGTAACGGGTCCCCACCAATCCATATATGGTGTCCAACTGTCAATTGCATATACTTTAGATATCTCAGGTGCCAAGTCTAAAAAATATCTTAATGTGAATCCTTTACAAACTCCCAATTCACAACCAACTAAGTTGTTACCCAATTGTCTGACATATGGTAATAGACCACTTGCGGAAACATTTTTTAATTGAATAATACTATGATGACCATCTCGTAAATATATTAATTTTTTAATCATATCGGTAATAGTTTCATTACTCAATATATATTTTTTCACAACGTTCATTGAATCTCCGCCACTTAATAATAAATTGGTTAAATCTGATCCCCATTTTTCAATAAATTTGTCAAAATATAATTTATTTCTTTGTTGAGTTTCTTCAGAAGTTTCTCCACCGTCCCAAGTTGATTTACCATGAAAATGTAATAGATATGATTGTGTAGTATATTTTACATTGAATCCCAATAGAATTGTACGAATTCTATAATCAACATCTTCACCTCCACCATTACCAAAACTTTCATCAAATAATCCTACTTTGGAATATATTTCATATGGTAATCTAAATGCATAAAATGGCATTAATAATCTTTCATAGAATCCTGATGTGTTATTTTGTTTATGTTGTCTAACAATATCACTTAAATGATAAAATTTATTATTAAATTGATCAATTGACATGGAATTTGTCAATGTTAATTGATCTGTAGTATATTCATGTGTCTGATTACAACTAGGTATAATTATTACATTATGATGTTGAGTCAATGGTTGTAACCAATTTTCAGTGAAAACAATATCATTATTTAAAACAATAATATCTTTACCATCAGCTATATTAATAATCTGATTAATATTTTTAGCAAAACTTTTTGGTTGTTCATTGACAATAATTGTAACATTTGATCGTTGAGTAGTAACTATCTGATCATTGTCAATTAAATAAAATATATCATTTGATTTTAATTTAGTAAATCTAAAAAAACTAGAAATTGCCAAATCCGTATAATGATCTGAATTTTTTGTTGTAATCATTAAGAAGATTGTTGATCTCAAGATTTATTCCAAAAATCTAATTTCATATCAGTATATAATTTTGTCAATTCTTTACCAATTACTAATTCTGGTGATGGACTTATTCGTTCCATTACACTTCTAACATCATGTAAACCATTCATACCACCATGATAATCATCATTTTCTGACATTGGTTGCATATTATTAATGTCAACTTGATAAGATTCTATACCAATAAATTCACAAATTTTATTCATTGTATCTTGACTATTATTAACAATTTCATCATATTCAACAATACACATATCTATATCAGATGAATTATAACCCATTCTGAAACTGGTATATGGGTGATTGATATATTTTTCCCACAATATACGACAACGATTTTTGTTATTGATTGATAAATTATTGTCAATTAAATCTTGATCTACAAATGTAATCTTATCTGAATTTTTATTAATCAATAAGATATATGATGATAATATTTCTGGTATACTTCTAGCAGTACAGATGATTTTTGGTTTTGATCCTAATGCATTGATCATTAACTTACCGTGTCTAGGCCATAATCTATTCTTATCAATAATAACAGGTTTATCAACATGATGATAGGCACCAGCAATCATACCATTAATAATATTTCCATATTGATCTGAATGTCTGTTAGCTAATGCTGCAGAAATATTATGCCAATTATCATCAATAATTTCGATTAAATCAATAACTGGACTAGTAGTACTAGCATGAATTAATGGATGTTGATTTAATAATGATCCTAATACTGAACTTCCCGATCTAGGAATTCCAGACATCATAACAAATTGTTTATTCATAGTTGTTTTTTCATTATTGATAAAATTGGTTTAGTAATTTGATTTTGATTTGTTGATTTATTATACCATTTTTCAAAATCACCTGTAAACTTATATGGACCAATATGATTACAGGTGATTTTTTGATCTAACCAAATTTTAAATCCACCTGTTTTAAGTTTATTAAAGGCATGAATATCTTCACTAACCATTTGATCTACACCACCAATATTCTGAATCACAACATCAAATATCATTCTACGTTCTTTATCATCTTTTGGATCCATATATGGTTTACTTACATCCCATAAATGTTGCATTGCAGCTTTACTAAATTTTACAAACCCAGTACCAAGACCATCAACTTCAATTAAACCAGTTTCAGAATCTTTTGGGTTTTTTTGTAATTGTCTAAGAACATATTCTTCTCGATCACCTTTTTTTCGATAAGTTCCACCTACCACATCAACTGGATAATCTAATAGTTTAAAAAATTGTTCTGGTTGCCATTCAATATCACTATCAATCCAAATCAAATCATCACACCCAGATTCTAAAGCAATATGAATAGTATCATTACGTGCACGTTGAAGTAAAGCATCAAAACTTACCCACATTGGTATAATTTCAATATCACGTTCAAGTCCCATTTTGATGGTATTAATTAGAGCATGACAATACCAAACATCAATTTTACCATCGTAACATGGAGTTCCAATCATTACTTTTCTTGTCATTTCATTTCACCAAAAAATTTATTCCATTCTGTCTTACGAATATCCCAAGAATATTTAAGATTAAACCAATCACTTTGTTCTAACAGACCTTCGCTGGAATAATTATTTATAGCGGTATTCAATGCATGAGAATAATTGTATGTGAGTTCTCGTCTATCATCTGAGTAATCTACATATGTGGCATGTTCACCACAGGTTTCACTTAATGCTCCATAATTAGTTGTTACTATACGACATCCTGCTGCGCCAGCTTCAATGGCAGATAAACAACTTGTTTCTTCATATATACTTGGATAAGCTAATATATGAGCCTGTTGAACTGCACGTCTAACTGCTTGATTCATAGCAAAACCTTTATATATAACATTTTTCATTGTTTTACAACGATGAAATAATTGTTCAATTTGAGAATTGGTTCCGTATCCTTTTCCATAGATGATGTTTGATGAATAGATTATAAGTTCAACATCTGTTCTATTGAGTAATTCAAATGCATCAAGTAATATTTCTAATCCACGATTAGGCATACTGGTATAAATCAATCTTATTTTATCAGTTGGTTTGTATTTAAACTCAATATCTTGAATGGCATTTCTGATGACTAAATTTTTAGATTCATCTACTGGAAATCTCATTTGAAATTGGTTTTTTTGCCATTCAGATACATAAACAAATCTATCTACTTGATCAGTGAATGTTCTATCTATCATACCTAAAATATTTTGTTGATCATATGATAGATGTTGCCAGACTACATTTAATCTATTTGGATCTATTAAACCATGATAACAAACAGAAACAATCAGATTGATCTGATCAGACCAATCTGTTCCTGTATATTTTATTAAGTTATTGTAAAGTAATTCTGTTCCGCCAATGGGTTTCATACATATATTTAATATGAAACTTCAGTATAGAAATTAAATTTAAGCGTAAGTTGAATTTAGTGTATACCATTGAGTTGAACTAAATGCTACAAATTCCAATGTTGATGCCACTGCCAGAGAAAATGCTGAGTTTGCTGCTATAGCATTAATCTGAACTCCAGTTGATGGATAGACGCTTAAAGCATTGGCACCACCATTACGAACAATAATTCTCATACCGTCAGTTGGGATTGGTAATATAACTCCTGTACTTGCTGCCACAGTGGTTACATTATTAATAGGTCTGATTAATAACAAGGCAGTGGCTTGAGTTGATCCAGTGGCTGTTAATCCAGAACTTACTCCATATGCAATAAATCCAGAATACTGAGCGATTCTAACAAGTCCAGTATCTTGCACACTAATACTAGGAATACCTGATACATCATTTACTGAAAATATTGTCCCAGATAGTGTATTAGTTATAGACAATAACTGACCGGCAGTACCTTGAAAACTTACTGTTCCGTTGGCTTGCGGATAAGCGTAAGTTGTTATAGTTTGTGCCGCTAATGTACTATTAGCCCCAGAAAACGCGATTTTAGGGTCATCGGTTGAGCTACTAATATTAGGGGTTATGATTATATTCTTGTCGCTATTTGCCATGTTGTATCCTCTTATTCTATTTATTAAATACCAAAACGTCCACGTAAGGCATAATAGTTCTGTTGTATTTCGTCGGTTGTAAGAGCTCGATTATAAAACATAACTACACCAATTTGTCCTTTAAAATAACGACCAGGATAATCAGTTGACGCCACTGCTAAGTTGATACTAGTAGTAACAAGTCCGGCGGTGTAATTACCAGAATTTCCAGTAACATATGATATTACCGGACTACTACCAGCTAATAATGTTGTATTATTAGTAGTAGGTGCACCATATGCCAACATACCAACCATATTCCAGGAATTCAATGTTATTGCTGTTGCCTGTGGTACGTAATCATTACCCCAATATGCGCTACTGGTATATGCAGTTGTGGTGTTTGTCCAATAACTCATTAGTCTGGCATTAGAACTTGTTCTTCCACCATATGATACTAATCCAACGTAGGTATCTGCTGGTCGAGTAGAATCTGGTAGACACCAACATAAACAAGTAGAGTTTAGTTTATTGGTAGGCAAATTAGGAGTAGCATTAAAGCACCACTGATCAGTACCATTAAATAAAAATGTTGTTCCTGTAAAACTAGGTGCATTGGCCAATGTTACATTGTTGCCTGTACCAGTTAGATCAGTCCAGGTAGTAGATGCTGCAACAACAGCGGCGGTCGTTAGTGTATATGTTCTTGCATAGATACTTTTGTTAAGTTGAGCCCCCCAAAAGTAACATCCAAGCCCAGCAGTTGCAGTAGGTCTGGTAGTTGGCCACACACGCCAAGCTACATCTGTGGCAGCACTCACTCTAGCTGGAGTTTGAATAGTACACCGATACCATCCATTTCCCACAGCAGTAATAGTTGAAGTTGCTGGAGTATCAGTTGACCCAGCACCTGTTAATGTAAAAGTTATATTAATTTCAGTATCGCCCACGTAGTATGTATTAAATGTAAATGTGGTTGATGTTGCTGCCTTGGCATATACACTACTTGTTAAAATGCCCGTGCCTGTTGTAGCAGTTGTTGTACCTTGATAATAAACTGTTGGGGCTGTACCATTACACGTAAGCAATACCGCTGTATTTGTTCCGTCAGGAGCTGGTTGACTAGATGTAATATTACAATTGGCGTTTGCCCATGGACTAGTGGCCCAGGATTGGCTATATAGTAATAAATTTTCCGCAGGATTATAGCTTTTTGGATTGGCAGCATCCAACAACATAACCAATCCATCACGCACAACATTAGGAGCAAAATTATTACTCATATTCCATATCTCCCACGTAATGCTTGAAAGTTTTGCGCTACCTGACTATCAGTTAATGCGATGTTATAAATTTTTGCTACTGGAATTCGACCGGTGAAATAATTAATATCTCTGCGACCAATTTGTACACTGGCAGTAGTATTAGTAATATTACCTGTCGCCGCTGCTTCAGCCACATACACACCGTTACGATAAAGACGTAATGTTGTTCCGTCATAGGTAGCTACCATATGTTGCCAATTGTTAACTACCAACGATTGATCTAATGTACCAGTTACATTAATATATGTTCCTGTAGTAAATCGTTCCGTTACCCAGTAAACTGTTGAACCTGCACTACCATTTAGATACATATTGTACCCATCTCTTCCGGCGCCTGGATTTGATTCTCTATTAATAATTCCAGTCCAATTATTTGTACCAGGATTAGCAGTAGGATATACCCATGATTCAAGAGTATACGATGCTCTGTTTAGAAATTGTAAACTT